TTTCCTTCCATAATTCCTGAAACAAAAGCATCAGGAGCAGAAGGATCGGCAACGATATCAGCAGCAGTTGCTAACATGAAATCTTCACCAACAACTTTGACACCACTGCGATCTTCTCTCAATGAACCAACACCACGAGAAGAAACGCCAAGCATCACACCTTCATCTAAAAGTGAAGATGCAATTTTACCCATAGGGGTATTCAAAATTTGCGCCTTTCCTTTAAAATTATTTCCTTCCCTAACAAGAGAAGTGATTTTATGTGAAACGCGATCAAGATTTACTGTAGGTCCATCTGGATGCCCAAGTTCTCCAAGAGCACGTCCTTTTTGAACAAATGCTTCCGAATATCTCTTTACCTCTTTATCAAGAGTGTTTATTGGATACATCCTACCATTACGGTTTTTGATATCCCCTTGAAGAAATACACCTTCAATGTATAACTTCTTATTGACACCCTTACCTTCGGTAATGATTTGTACGTTTGAAATTTCTTCCGTAATGAGTTTCATTTTTTTAATTTGCGTATCCTACAGGAGTTATGAAAACAGTTCCGCCAGTAGCAGTAAAAGATGTTTGGGCATAATCTTTCTCAACTAATATTCTCTCTCCGGGAGCAACATGAACATCAAATAATTTTGACCCATTCGCTGGTACATCTGGACCAACAGCGACTATGGCATAATTGGTCGCATGTTTATTTTGAATCATAACTAATTTAGTCACAGGGTCTACCCCAGTAAATTCTTCACCCTCTGTAAGTGGGAATGCTGGTCCCAATGGTTTGATAATCATTCTTCTGTTTCCTCTACTTCGGTTTCATCAAACATTGATGCTCCAACGGTTGGACGAATTGCTTCAATTCGTTCGGTTGCTTTTGTATAGAGAGCATCCTTAATTTTGTCAGTAATATCGGACGCCGAAGAATCGGAACCGATTAAGTTTACAATTTCTTCCATGAAAAATATTATAACTAATATTTTCTATTTATATCTCTCCACCTTTTGGTTTCACCTGAGTTATTTCTCCATCCGATTCTAAGTCAGGTTCTGTCGGAACATCTCCCATCATTGCGCCATCTCCACCATCCGGTAGAGGTTCTCCAGTAATTGGATCTACTGAATTTGGATCAGGAATAATACCATCTGCAATTTCTTGTTCAATCTGTTCATCCATCTCTACAATTTCAGCATCGGTCTGACGAAGAACCTTTCTTCTTACCCAATCTGTCGAATAATATTTTCCAATATATGGTTCAATAGTTGCAAGAACTCCAAGACGTTCATTCAACATCTCAGTTTCTTTAAGTTCTGCAAATTGATTATCGTAAATAAAATCATATTGAATATGATCCTGAATAGATTCCCAATCTTCTGGTGAAACAATGTTTTTGAGAATCAATTGAGTCTTCAACATATCATTGAAGAGTTGTGCGAATCTTTTTCTTAGACGACCAACAAATTTAGCAAACTTGAGCTCATCACGAAGAATTTCTGAAGAACGGCCAAGATTGAAACCACCATCAGCAGCAATTCTTGATTCTGGAACTCCCAGTGATCTATAAAGTTTCTTTTGGAAATATTCGATATCTGAAAGTTCGCCAAGATTTTGTCCGCCAGGAAGTGTGGAGATTTCTGTACCTCTACCACCTTCTCTTCTAGGTAACCAAAAATCTTCAAGCATACTCATATGCTTTTTGTCGTCACGGATCTCACCAGTGTTTGCATCGTATACAAGCTTATTACGATAACGCATCATAACATCACGAAGATATTGTTCTGCCTTTACTTTAGGAAGATTACCAACATCGATGTAGAAAATACGACGCTCAGGAGCACGAGACAATCTGTAGATAACCAAAGAATCTTCAATCATTCTCAATTGATTGAGAGATTTAATTGCTTTGTGTAAATATGAAAGGACAGATCCTTTATTTCTATCTACTAGTCCAGATGTGCAATATGTAATTGAATCTTTAGAAATTCTTACAGCAGATTTTTGTTGCTGAGATCCTGCATGTATCGGATATTTTGTAGAGGGTGTATAGAGAAAATATTCATCAATTTCCGGAGAAATTACTTTACTATCTTCCTTAGTCTTTGTGAATGGATTCTTATCTTTCTTTTTTTCTTGCCGAATATGTTTGATTTTTAATGGATCTATATACCTAAGTTCTTTGATTCCTTCCTGAGGTTTGCTTTGATCGATTACTTTTAGATAAAAAAGTCTTCCATCAACATACCAGTTTCTAAAAATTTCATGACACTTCTTATCAAAATCTAAAATTTCTTTAATAGTTTTGAATTCTTCACGAATAGTTTTCTTTAGTTTATCACTTGCGTTTAAGTTAGATAATTCAATCTCTACTGGAGAATCATAGAGATCACTAACGATTGCTTCATTGACAACATCTTCGATTGCACCATCACATTCTGGATGGAGTGCCATTTCTCTATATCTTTTGATGAGATCACTTTCAGTTCTATATACGCCTTCTATATCTACATATGAACCATAAAACCCGCTAGCAATATAGTTGTCAACCCCGTCCTGATTTGTTTCAGGAACGGGGGAAACTATAGAAGCGGGTTTTTTATCTTTATCGTCAATAGAAAAACCAAATAGTCTTGCCATTATATTTTTAGCTTGAACGGTTGTTCTATTATTTATTCACTATATTATCTGATGTCTTCACCACCGGCAGAAGAACCGGTTCCTTTATATGCTTCCCACCAGTGAACTTGAAGCTCTACTGTAAATTCTTCAATCGTATCAGTTGTTTCATAATTGAGGTCGATTGTAGAAATGTTAGTTGGGAAGATATCCCAGAATTTGTAAGATCTCAGAATTTCTCCTGTACGATCTAACTGGTGAACAATTGCATCTTTTTGATACGTGGTAGGATCTGTAGATCCGGTACCATCGTCCATTTTGTTCATATAATTCATCCACTTTTCAAATGCGGAACGAATTTCGAAACTCGAATCATTCATTACTGTAATGGTCCAGGTTTCGAAAGTTCTATCTCCTGCAATTTTAAGAATTCTCCCTCTGAAAGGGATATCAATAGGAGAAATGGTGGATGCTGGCAGAGCAGCTGCCTTCACAAGAAATCTTGCGTTGTCAACTACTCCACTATCAATACCGATATCATTTGGGAATGCAAGAATAACTTCAAACAGATTGGGTCTTGCACCGCCACCGGTTAGCTTGCTCTTGAAATCACTAATTTTCCTAAGCGGAATACTGTTTTGTTGTAAACGGGATGGCATGATTGTTTAAACCTCTAAATTAAACGTTACCAATTACTTCTTCAAATGCAACACCAGTTCTGGTGGCGACAAACGTAAGACCAATGAAGTTGATTGATCTTGCGGGTTTGATATAGATATCAGCAACAAACTCATTGCTATCTATAATTGCAGGAGTGTTATTTGTTTCGTCGCAAATAACAATATAATCCTGAATACCTCTCTTCGCCTGAACATCACGAAGGAAAGGTTCAACAATATTTACAAAATTTGTTCTTGTAATTTCATCATTGAACTCAAAGAGTTGATCTTTCGCAGCAGCAGAAATTGAATCTTCAAGGAAGATGAACAATCTACGAACGTTGATACGATCAAATGCAGACGCCTTGGTAAGTCCAGTTTTATCTCCAAAGAGAATGATACCGGCACCAGGTGAGAAGATTACTGGGTTGATTCTGTTAGAATACAACTCGTCTCTTTGAAGTTTAGATGGGTTATATGCGAGTTTGACTGCATTCAGAATAGTTCCTCTTGATGTTCCTGCAGGAGAGAACCAAGGGAAGTTATTGATATCATTACGAGCACATGTTCCTGCAATATCACCATTTAGAGGAATATATCTAAAGGTGTTATTGAATCTATCATACATGTACTTGTAACCACTATCAAATACTGCATAAGATGATGAAGTCAATGGTGAGAAAAATTCTAATACATTACTAGTAATATCAGAATCTTTTCTGACCTCACCAGCACCATTTCCATCACTTGCAATAATAGCTGCTTCTCTAAATGGTGAAATAAATGCTACAGCATCTTTTCTAGACTCAGCAACTTGAATTAGTTTTGCCGCAAGTGCTTGACATTGAACTTTAGAATGTTTTGCAGATCCCATAAGAATGAAATCTACTTCATGCTTTTCAGCATTCTCAAACAATCCGTATCCAGTAATTAAATCATCAATGCCTGGATTGAGTGAACCTGTCGATGATAAATCAGTTGATCCACCATAATTTTTACCGCCAGCCAACACGTTAGCAGCAGTTGCGCCAACATTGCCGATAGCATTGAAAATATTCGCACCATCACCATCATCAGCATCTTGATCCCATCCACCATCAGTAAATGGTAATTGGTTAGAAATGCTAATAAAACCACTAGCTACAGTATCAGTGGGTTCTTTACCACCAAATAAGAAAGCAGAATTCGCATACAGATACTTTCTCCAGTTAGATGGAGAACCTGAAGAGAACGTTGCATCTTTTGCCTTAGACAGGTTCAAATGCTTTTCAAGAATTGTACCTGCATTTCCTGTTATGGCACCATCGCCATCGATGACTACAACATGCAATTCATCAAATCTAGCACCTCTCTCTTCTGCATATTCGGAAGTTCCTGGTCTATTGCAAATTTCTCCCCACTTAACGTTTGTAGGAGCAGTTGAATTTGACCCACCACTGGTGACCAGAACTTGCTGATTGAACCAATCCTGTGTGTCGGAAATAGTTCTTGCACCTTGGAAACCATCTTGTACAGAACCAATAAGCATAACTTCTTGATTGCTACCATCATCAAGGACAACTAAGTCTCCCTGAGAAAGACCGGTATCATTTCCACCAACTCCATCGGCATCAGCAAGACCTGTAACTACGTTTCCGGAAAGACCGACTGTTCCTCCCAATTGGAATTTAGTTGTAGTCGAAGATAATGGGGTGCTGCTGCCACTATCACCATCAGTATATGAAACATCGCCGGATGTGATACCATACGCTTTATAGAATCTCAATTGAGTTCCTTCAGCATGTGCTGCTGCTGTTCCATATTCACCAACTGCGGCAAAGGTTCTATTTCCAAGAGTAATTCCTGTATCAGTTATGGTTGCACCATTCAAAGTATGTAATTCTGAATCACCTATTTGAATATAGTGATTTGTATCTGCAGTCAATCTCGACCGTAGAGAATTCCCATCAGAGTCTTGTTTTGTAAGATCCGCACCGATTGTAAGATCATCATCATCAATTCCCGAATTACCTTGAGTTGCGAGTAATTGAGTATCTATGAGTTTATAAAAACTAGATACCTCGGTGCTATCAGCAAACTCTCTAGCGGTACTGGCAATACCTCTAGTTACATTCAGGAAATTGCTTCCATCTCCTGAACCACTGATAGTTACTGCACCATCTTTGAATCTATAATCCCCATTTGGTTGATAATCTACAATTTCATGTGTGGTATCATAGTGATGCGACAATAACTTAACAGATACTGTAGTTCCATTTACTTCGGTAACAATTCCTTTGAAGTGTCCGGTTAGTGTCTTGGTTCCACCTGTAGAAGTTGGATCTGCAACTACAAGAGTAGTATCTTGTCTGACAGCTGCACCAGCAATTACACTAGTGGCATCGCTGACAGTAAATGTTTGATCTGCCTTCGCATCAATAACACCAATTCTCAGACCATTTGCCCAAGAACCGGGATTTTTTGCAAAAACTAATCCAGCACCACCTGGAACATTATCGTCATATCCAAGTTCCTCATAATGTTCTGTACTTCTAATTATGGCAGTACCACCGTATCCTGCATTAACTAATCCAGAATCAGATGCTCTAACGACCATTAATGGTCCACCATATGCTAAGAACGAAGATGCGGTGAGCCAATCTTCGTAATGTTTATCGGTTGAAT